CCAAATGGAATATATAGTTTTGATTTAAGAAATATAAAACCAGAATGGATAACGGATTCACGAATGCCAAAAACAACTGAATTTTTAGAAATTAATAAAGTGGAAAAAACATATACTTTAATAGATGTTGAAGAATCAATAAAAATTTTATAATATTTTTTTGTTTTTTATTGTTATATTAAAAAGAATAACTATATTTGTCAAACAATTAAAATTTATATTATGAAAAAGTTAGTAGAAATTCAGGCAGAATTAAAATGTCCAAAGGGAAGTTTCAATGCATTCGGAAAGTACAAGTATCGAAGTGCTGAACAAATTTTAGAATCCGTTAAACCTATCTTAGCAAAACACGGAGCAACATTAATCCTTAGTGATAGTATTGAACAAGTAGGAAACAAGCTATTTTTAAAAGCTACAGCAACATTAAAATGCGAAGGTGGTATAGCAGAAGTTTTAGGATGGGCAGAACTTGGAGAACATAAAGGAATGTCAAGTGAACAATGTACTGGTACTGCTTCTAGTTATGCTAGAAAATACGCTTTAAATGGTTTGTTCTTAATTGATGAAACGGAATCAGACCCCGATTCAAAAGACAATACCAAAAACACGAATAACCCCGATAGCATTTCAATTAAAAAAGAATTAGAAAAGCATAACAACCCTGAAAAAAACGAAAAGAAGCCAATATCTTCAGAGCATTTTAACAAAGCTATTATAGCCATCCAAAAAGGAACTTACACAATAGAAGAGTTAAAAGGAAGATTTGAATTAAACGAATTACAAACTAAAGCATTATTATTAGTATGAGAATCCGTTGCTCACAATTAGGTAAATTGATGACCTCTCCTAAGACAAAAGGGGAGGTTCTATCTAAAACCACAAAGACTTACATTCAAGAACTTGCCATCGAACATAAATACGGAATCCGTAAAGAGTTTTGGAGCAGGTACACGGACAAAGGTAATGAAGTAGAAGACGAAGGAATAGAATTGGTTAATGATGTTCTTGACTTAGGTTTCATCTATAAAAATGACGAGAATCTAATCAACGATTATTTAACCGGAACCCCTGACGTAAACACGAATGAAGTTTTATTAGACGTAAAATGCAGTTGGGACGCTACAACGTTTCCATTTTTCGAAACTGAATGCCCTAACAAAGATTACTACTATCAATTGCAAGGTTATATGTGGTTAACAGGAAAAGACGAATCACTTTTATGTTATTGCTTAGTAAATACACCTTTTCAAATCGTAGAAGATGAAGTAAGACGAGAACACTGGAAACAAGGGTTGATTGATGAAAGTTTAGACGTAAGAGACTTTGTGCAGAAGAAGCATAACTTTGACCACATACCAAAAAAAAAGCGTGTCAAAGTATTCAAAATATTTAAAAACGAAGATATAATAAATAATATTAAAGAGCGCATAGATATAGCAAGACAATACTATAATCAATTAATAAATGAATTATGAATGGTAAAATATGTAGTAAATGCAAATTAAAAGAACGTGTAAAAAATCACACTTATTGCAATGAATGCACAAAACAAATACATAAAGAAAGTAATATTAAAAAATACATAAATTACCCTTATAATGGTTATATTTATATTGTTACAAATCCAGCGTGGAATAATTGGGTAAAAATAGGGAGGGCTTTAGATGTTGAAGCGAGGGTAAGATGTTATAATACATCTTCTCCACATAGAGATTATGAAGCGGTTTATTATACAAAAATAAATAATCCAAATATGATGGAAAATTTTTTATATGATAAATATGGAAATCAAAATAATGAATGGTTTAATATATCAGTAGAAAATGCTATAAAAACAATAGAAGAATATAAAGAGTATTATAACAATTTAATAAATGAATTATGAAAGATTTAAAAACAATGGGTTACTATTTTAACGTAACAAGAACCGACCAAGTAGTGCAAATAATCGATTTAAAGAAAGACAAAGTGTGGTATCAGATTATAAGGCAATATGACCAAAACACGATAACGGAATTTTGCTGCACTCGTGAAAGGTTCAACAATCTCTATCTTCCAAAACAATAACTATTTTATTTCGTGTATTGTATATGAGATTAATCAAACATTCTAAAAACGTACACGAACTACATTTAGAAGGAAAAGAAGTTAGGATGGCAATGTTATCAGATATACACTGGGACAATCCAAAATGTAATTGGGACTTGCTAAAGAAACACTTAGACTATTGTTTAGCTGAAGACATACCTGTAATGGTTAATGGAGATTTCTTTTGTCTTATGCAAGGAAAAGGTGATAAGCGAGGAAACAAATCAGATATAAGACCCGAACACAATAACTCTAGGTATTTAGATAGTATAGTTGAAACGGCTGTAGAATGGTTTTCTCCTTACGCTCACATATTAACTGTTATAGGTTTTGGAAATCACGAAACATCGGTGATTAAATACCAAGAGACTGACGTGCTCCAAAGATTTGTAGACTTACTTAATTACAAGAATGGAAGCAATGTACAAACAGGTGGTTATGGTGGATGGATAGTGATTAAACAAGTTATTGAAAGCAGTAAAAGCGTTTATTATAAGATAAAGTATTTTCACGGAAGCGGTGGTGGTGGAGTAGTTACTAAAGGAGCATTGAATTTAACTAGAGCTTTAGAAATGTACGAAGGGTTCGACATCTTTACGATGGGACATATACACGAAAACTCAGCAAGGCACGATGTTAGAGATACGCTTATTCATAATTCTATGGTAGGTTATCATTTAGAGCAGAAAGAACTCCATTTGATGATTACTGGAACGTATAAAGAAGAATACGGAGACGGCAGTAAAGGTTGGCACGTTGAACGAGGCGCACCGATTAAAGCCATTGGAGGAAGAATCTTAACTTTAAATGCTAAGAGGGTGCGAAAAGGCGAAAGCGATAGATTAGTTAAGCATATTGACAGCATAAGGTTTCAGAAGTGGGAGAAATAATTAACAACCCTTTAAGGTATAATTTTATAGTAAAACACGGATTTAAACCCGATAAGGTATAATAATACTAAATACTATTTGCAAAAACATATAAAAATGGCAAAAGTAATTATAGAATTTGATTCAGTAGAAGAACAAGAATACCTAAGAGATGCTTTAGATGGTTACAAATGGAAACTAACTGTTTACGAAATAGACCAATATTTAAGAAATGAAATTAAGTATAACGAAAAATTGAGTAACTTTGAGGTTAAATTTGCTGAAAAAACACGAGAGCAAATAAGAGAAATATTAAATGATTATAGTTTAAATTTAGATTAAGTAAAATGGAAAAGAAAGACAACAGCGGAGCGTTATTTAATAACGACAAAAGAGAAAAAGAAACACACCCACACTATCAGGGTAAGGCAACTATTAACGGAGTAGAATATTATGTATCTTCTTGGATAAAGGAAGGTAAAAACGGAAAGTTTCAAAGCCTAAGTTTTAAGCCAGTACAAGAATCTAAACCTGCTGCTTCAGGTAGACCAAGTTATAATAAAGAGTTTGATGATTTTTTAAATAATATATGAAGCAACAAGCGATAGTTTTAAAGAACGCTAACGGAATAACTAGACAAATGGTTAACAATCACTTACTAAAACACGAATTAAGTTTAAACGCTTTTTCTAAGTTAGTAGGTATAAAACAACCTAATCTTCATAAGTTTATGAATGGCAAAAGACTTTCTAGCAGGTCAATCGAAAAGTTAGGGGAGTTCTTTAGTAAATAATTTAAGAGCAGAACGTAAAAAATTCTGCTTTTTTTTATTTGGTATTATATTTATTAATATATTTGTTCAACAATTAAAACTTATATTATGAAAAACTTAATGATTGAATGCCCTGAATGCGAAGGTTGTGGATACGTAACAATAGATTTAAATGATACGTACATTCCTTACGAGCAAAAGTTAGTAGATTACACTTGTATGGTATGCGATGGTAAATGTGAAATCCTATGTAAAGACAAAGTAGAGGATAAAATTATGATAGTTGACGATATAATTCAGGGAATGCAGGATAGAATGCGAGTAATATCTGACACGATTATGTTTTGTAAAAAAGGTTTGTTACACGAATTAAGCGAAAAATACGTTTATAGATTAGATACTTGCGCTCGTGGTTTAGGTCGTTTGTTAAACTATAGAAAAAAATTGCATAACTTAGTTGCGTGAAATTAAAAAGAACTAACGAAATTGCCTTTGGATTCAGCTATAAACGTAGTGGAACCTTAGGCATTTTTTGTTTATATTGGGTTTTAGAAATCTACATATGAACTGGATAACACAAGTCGCTAAATACCACAAAGAATACGTAAAGACGATTCAAAGTTTTGGCGAACAGTTTTACGCAGAAGATTTAGTACAAGAAATGTATATTCGATTATTGACTAAAAATAAAGAACAACAGGTTATAGTTAACGGACAAGTAAATAGGTATTACGTCTTTTTAACGCTTAGGAGTCTTTTTATAGACTTTTATCGTCAAAAGAATAAAGTTATTAAGGTAGACATAAAAGAAGTGCTTACGTTGCAACAAATAGACGAACTAGAAGAACACGAAGGATTCTCAAGGCTATTAAAAAAAGTAGATAGCGAAGTTAAAACGTGGGAGTGGTACGACCAAATGCTTTTTAACCTGTATAAAGACTCTAATAAATCAATGCGTGAAATATCCAACGGAACGAATATCAGTTTACGTAGTATATTTTGCACGTTAAAGAATTGTAAGGAACGAATTAAAGACAACGTACACGAGGATTATTTGGATTATTTAAATAACGATTTTGAATTAATATAATAAATATGGCAAGAAAAAGACGAACTAAAGAAGAAATATTAG